CGTCACCAAGGCCCGTCTGGTCCATACGGAAGAGAATCTTCTTCTGCTCAAGAGCCAGCTTACGACCAATGCTTGTCGTCGTACTAATCTCAGCCGTACGGAGCTTCTGCTTAAGAGAAAGGTTCTTGAGGTCAGCCGTATTGGCCAGAACGTTCTGTTCGATAGCAGCCTTAAGGAAGCCATTGATAGCTGCAGACATGTAGGCACGATCACTCTGGGCTGCTACACCACGAGCGAGAGAGCTTTCGATAGCTGCACGAGAGCCATAGGTCCGATTGGTGATACCACCGTAACCCATCACGAGTTTGTCCCGACGAGCACGGGGGTTCATAATGGTGGCGTCAATAGCTTGGCTGTAGCGCATACCACCGTAGCCAGAGATAGACGAGTCGATAAGAGCCTCACCATCACTAACGAAGTCAAATTTAGTGCGAAGATCGACACCAGCCTCGTCGGCCCAATCAAGGAACTTCTCGACGTTGTACGCTCCGGTATACCATTCCAAGTTATTAGCGATCACACCGTTAACGTCAGGGTCATTCACCAAGGAACGAGCAGCAAGACGGAAATCATCAGCGGTAGCATAGTTGCCAGTGATCTTAGCCTTGATTGCGTCGATAACGTTATTGATCTGGGTCTTAGCTTTCAGAGCCTGTTCTTCCGTACGGACACCCATCACGGTAAGAGGCGACACCTTCACTTCGGTACCGTCTGCAAAACGTTTGGTACGCTCTTGTTTGACGTAGTATTGAATGTCGAACTTACGGTAGTCACGAGGACCACCAGCGTTACGTACGAGAACGTCAGAGTGGTACAGACGACGAGTAACTACATTCTTCCCGGTCTTGTACAGAACGTCCCCATTGAACGCTTGGTGCGAGGGATCGTAGTTACGGTACACGACAGTACCCTGAGGCAACTGTGCGGGGTCGACAAGAGATTGGCTGTCTTCATCCCAGATACGAGCGTTAGCAGGAACGTCTTCTGCCTTTGTCGGAACCATACGGTGGCCCGAAGTATTGTCGACGACAACCCCATCTGCTACTTGACGTTTGAACAGACCGTCAGCCTTGAACATTGCGTCAGCGTCAAGAGCTTCTTGGTAAGCCAAGTACATGGCCCTCTGGGCGTCGGTAGCAGGTTTCTTGTACTTAGACAGAAACTCTACTTCAAACTCTTTCTCACTCAAGGCAGTCCGACGAGTAGCCAAAGAACCATCGCGCATTTCATCGAAGATACCAAAGACTTCACGCTGTTCGCCACGGCTGTTGAACTTACGAACCTGTTTAAGAGTATCTTGAACGCTAACACGCCAGACCTCACGAGCAGCCTCACCTTCCTTAAGGATAGCGTTCAGACGAGGGGTGGTCTGAGCCAGAGGGGAGCCTAAATAGTCGACAAGAAGACCTTCACCAAGATCATCAACCTCAGTCGACGTATAGAGTTGGAGGTTCGACAGATTAAGGTCTTTAGAGTCGATAGGAATGTTGTTCGTCTTCATGACACGCCAAGAGTTAGGGATGTCACCGGGAACAACTTCAGCACCCAACTGATTAGCAAGGTTCTCTGCCGCTCTACGTCCGTTATTACCACGGAATAGATCACCACTCTGGGTGCCGTAGAATTGCTGGAAGTAAAGGTTTTCAGTTTCGTCCTTCACAAGGTCAGCGTCAAGGAATCGGGTGTTACCTAAATCAACAGCATCCTGACGGGCAGAGGCTACAAGTTTGTCCTTGAAGGTAGTCAGAGTTGCGTCGTCAATAGCCCCTCCAGACAGGCTAGTATAGCGCAAACCAGAACGGTAAGCTTGGCTCTCAAGCTCAAAGTTACGTACGTTAATAGCTGAAGTGTGCGACCACAGTTCAGCACGAGAGGTAGTAGGAACCGTGAAGGATGGGCTTACGTGGTTACCGTAGACGACAGAAGGGTTAACAGGGTTGTCCATAATACGGACTTCCGTGAGAATCTTACCAACCTTAACTGGGTCGTTAGTCTTGAAGCCAACCAGACGTGCAGCATCAGTGGCAATACTCTGGGCCACACCGAAAGCACCACGACCAAGGACACCAGAGGTAAGGGCAGTTGTCGTTGCCAGAGCCTTAGCCTGACGGACAGTGGTAGCCCCTTTGAATGCAGCGCCTGCACCAGCCGTAAGAGTGTCCAGAGCACCAAACAACTCTTGGGTCTTAGCAATGCTGCTTTCGGAACCTGCGGCTGCAACAGCAAGGGCGTCTTGAAGGTAGAAGCGGTTCTCTTCCGTAAACAAACCTTGGTCAGACATTTCCGTAAGCAGGTTATTCATCTGCAGTTCAAAGTCTGCGTCGTCCATGTTAGAGTAGATAAGCTCAGCGTACTTGTCAGCGTACTCTTGGTTCTTCTTAGCCACGAACAAGTTCTGAGGGGACGACAAGAAGAAGTCTACGAAGTCAAAGTTGGTGTAGAAGCTTTCGTCGGAAGCACTAGCAATACGCTTCTGAACGATGTCGTTAGTTTGCAATACACGTTTGATCCTACGGACAGAGTAGTCACGCAGGGTAGGGTCTTGAGACGAGAGCATCGCCACGACAGACGGAGGTACAAAACGACGAACAGACTCAATGCTTTGGAGTTCTTCCTGCAGAGCCGTAATCTGCCCTTGAGTATCTTCCTCAGGGTTTGCGATAGCTTGGACGACAATAGCCTGTTTGTTAGAGTCGGTCTTAGCGTCAGCAGTCTGGTCGAGAGCCACTGTTGCTTGACTTTCCACCATAGGACGAATAGCCTCTACTCCTGTGTCGAAGAGAGAACTAAAGAGATAGGTTTCAGCCCGCTTTTGCTTCTCGGACTTGATGGTCGTAAAGTTGAGGGGAGGGCCAAACTCTTTAGGCTTCTCCACACTGGTTTCAGGCTGAGGACCAAACTCTTTAGGTGTCGTCGTGATTGCCATTGTATTAGCCGCCAAACATATTCTGGAGACGAGCAGGGCCGTTGAAGGCTTGGAAAATGCTACCACCGATTTGAGCAACAGAACCAAACATACTAGCCTGTTGGTTAAACTGAGACGCCCGAATACCAAGGTCCGTAATGTTTGAAGACAAACCAGAGAGTTGAGTACCGAACCCTAAGTTGGAGCCTACCTGAGAACCGATAGAGGCTACTCCGCCACCAGACACAGAGGAGCCAGCAACACCAGCAGCTTGCGCTGAGGCAAGACCTTGAGAGCGTCTAATCTGCCCTTCGCGGATAGCTGAACGCTGCTCTCTTTTGTAGACAATCTCTTGCTGCTTTTTCTGTTCTTCTGCAATCTTAACTTGAGTATCAGCAGCTTTTTTAGAAGCTTTAGCAGCCTTTGCAGTCCCGACAACAGCGGCCCCTGCACCTGCGACAGCAGCGATAGCTCCGACAATAGCCATTTATTCCCCCAGATACTTAGCGTAGACACGTTCCTTCAAAGAGAACCCAATCCTTTCAAGGAGAGAGTCGAAGGGTTTGTGTACTTTCGTGTTGATGGTTAACACAGACACACCTAGTCTTTTAAGGTCATGTTCTGCATACTTGATTAAACGAACACCAACCATACCTTTGCGGTACTCAGGTGCTAGATAGATGATGTCGTTAGCTGCGAAGATATGGTCTTTGTAGTGGATGTGCTTTTCAGCGATAACGACAAAGTACCCAACAAGCTTTTTGTCGCTACGTGCCGTGTAGATACCTAAGCTCCCAGCAGCCTCAAGAACCTCGTAGATTTCCCAATCAGGGTTGAGTTTGATCTTGTCCCTGTTTACCGCAATCTCTTCCCAGTGTCTTTCCAGTAAAGGTACGATTTCGTTACGTACGGAAGCTAGGCTTTCCCTTTGAAACTTAATATCGTTGGTTGACTGCATTGATTACACCGTATCCGAGAAGAAGGAAATCCTTGCCTTGCTCACTCTCAAACCGAAGACGTACAGAACGACCACGGCCACGGAGCTTAAGGCGGCTAGAGATAACTGTATCTGGATAGCCAAAGTCTGTCAAGTCGCCGGGGTTAACGATAGGCGTCTGTTTGTAGCGGTAGGCTTGCTGAGACACACTAGACGCCGTGGTGCTGAAATCCCAGTATGACGACACAAGAAGAGAGGAGGGGCGGATAGGTTCATACCCTGACTCTGTAGATTCCCAACCCTCTTCCGTGACCCGCATGTATGTCACAATGTAGGGAGAGTTCTTTTGGCGAACAACGTCAGAGATAAAGTCGTAACCAGCCTCAGCAAACGACAAGTAATTGGTCGTACCCCAATCAAGGAAACTCTTACCAGAGAAGGTACCCATCGTAAGTTTACCCGTAGCACCGTCACGGATCAAGAGAACGAGGGATGGGTCACCTGTAGCGAAGTCCGAGAACTGGGTCGACACAACGTCATCAGAATCTTGAACCACGTCGTCGCCAGTGGAAAGAACAACGTCAAGAACAAGCTCGTCAGAACCGTAGCCCGAGTACACCGCAAGACCCATGATGTAGTCCGTCGAGGATGCCTCGTCAGAAACCTTCCAAGGGTAGAACGCACCCAAGGGGATATCAAGGATCAGGAAGTTGTTCAGCTTGTTAGCGTTAGTCTCTGTGGTGTTAGGGTAGGCCCAGTAGATTTTCTTATTCAGTCGGTCGTACGTAGCCTGAACGAGGGAACGAGCGTTAGAGCCAATATCGTCCCAGAAGGTCTGGATCGTAGGCAGGCTGATGTTCTGCTCCGTAGGGTTACCGCTTACTTCATCAAACTGAAGAGTATGGATACCCGTCTTGGACCACCAGAACGGTACACCCTCAGCCTCAACAAAAGACTCAGCCGTAAGCATCCCGGTATACGATACACGACGCAGGGAGTACTCAGTGGCACGGAAGACGTTATCGACACCATTGATCGACCACACACCGTTCTCAGCGAAGATAAACAGGGTTGCCCCGAAGGCGTAGAGGTACTGAATATTCACGGCATCAGGGATACGGACGACACCACCATCGGTGTCTAGCAGATCACTGAAGTCTTCTGAGGTGGGGTCGTTAACTTGGAAGCATTCACCAAGCTCACTCAAAGTTTCAATCTGGCGAGAAAAGAGAATGACACCTGTGTTCTTAGCCGACTCAAGGCCAGCGTAGAAGATACGGCCAGCAAAAGATTCGACAGACTTGAAGCGAGAGGTTTCAATATCTGTGGTGATGCCTGCGATGCCTGAGGCTGCACTACGATCCTTGTTGAAGAAGTTAAGGATAAACGTTCCGTTACCAATAAGGCTGGTACCAGAGAAAATATTCTGCCACTCTGTCTTCGAGAAAACACCCGAGGCGTCTTTACCTGCGTACCACGGAAGGGTCAGCGGAGGGTAAGCACCGTACGCAACTCGGGCTGCAGTACCTTTAGTACCCGACCAACCAGCGTTAGCAGTATCATACTTCCGTGCAGTCGACGCAGAGGCGTTAGAGATTTCAGTAGTGTAAGTGCTTTTGTCGCCCAACCATTCAAAATCACGAATACGAAAACTGATCTGGGTTGTCGTCAGAGCACCAGTGGAATTGTTACGTTGAATGTAGATCGTGTTGATAGCCGGGGAGGAGACGACAAGAGCACCATTGATGGATGCAAACTGACAGTTAGCGTTAGCAGCGCCGACACCACCTGCGACTTCGTAGGACGACAAATTAACAGTCTGGGTAATCTCGTGAGACGAGTAAGGAAGGTCCGTCTTGTTGTAAAAACGGAGCGTAGAGCCAACCTGCAAGACAAGAAATTCAAGACCTGACTGACCCCCTACGTTCTCCCACTTACCCGTATGAAATCGAGTAGAGGTGCTTACGGTAAACGACGAAAGAGTGTTGCTATCTTCTACTTTAGCTGCAAGCCTACGACGACGTGAACCATCCCGACGCAGATCACAGTTAAGTTCGTCGACAGAGGCATCAGCCGGAAACGTAAGCTCGGTACGCTCGGTAATAAGACCCTTTACGAAAGTGTTAACTACCTTCTGAGACAGACTTTGGGACATCTTTTAACGCTTTCCGTTCTTCTCGTTCTTTGGCGAAGTTCTCACGACGCGCACCGATAGTCTCTTTCATGTTTCGAACATAGTGCTCGACAGCTTCCTTAGCCTTGGGGATAGAAGAGTAGCTCCCCTTTAGCTCCATGGGCATTACCCCTTTGTCGGTCACAATCTCGAAGAAGATAAATCCGCTACGGTCTTTCTGGATCGTCAGGGTCGTAAGCATCTTTTCAGGGCAACGACAAATACAGATTTGCTTCTCAGGGTATTCTTCAAACTCTACCAATTCAATTCCTGCCGTAGTGGTTGCGTACGTTAGGGCGTTTAGTGCGATACATGTCATTCTGAACGTAAGATTTCAAACGACGAGCAGCTTGCTCCACCTTAGGGTCCGACCCAGACTTGAAGAGGGAGAAGCAAGTAGACTTAGCCTCAGCCAGAAGGTAAGGCAGCATGGTGTCGTCAAGATCAGGGGTGAAGCTATCAGCGATGGTAAACGTAGGATAAACCGTACCGTAGGCCCGAGTCTTAGACGCCTGCAGGATGCTCTCTACAGAAGAGTCGTAGGCATTCATCACGATGTGCAGGTCATCAAACGAGGTGTAGTACGTAGGCATCCTGTCTTTGAAGATAACCAACGAAGTGGACGCTGTAGCATCTGGGACGACAAGAGTGCTGTCGGGGTTATTATACGGCATCCGCTTGAGGAAGTCCAGAGGCTCAACGAAGTGAATCTCTTGGTAGTTAACGCCACCCTCTGTGTCGATGTTGTACGACAAGTCCACGATGTCACGGGTATTCGTAGGGTACTGGAAATGGGTAGGACGTACGGACGACGACAAAGAAGTGAGTTTGAGAAGCTGCTGATGTTCAGGGATGTTACGTGCAGCAATGATGTTGTAGTACACGTCCTCAATGACTGAGGCAATCTGCTGAGCTTCTACGGTGTCGCTGATGGAGTTTACAGCTTCAGAGTCCATATCCGAAAGGATCGAACTCACCATCTCCAAGAGTGTCTTCTTCATTACGCTGCAATCCCAAAGATACGGAGGTAGCCAGAAGCGAAGTTAATGGTAGCCGAAGAGTTAGCCTTGATAAAAATCTCAATGTAGTCATTGGTTGCTAGGGTGGTGTCGAAGCTAAAGGAGATCGTATGCCACGCACCAGAGTCAGCGGTAGAAATAACACGGCTACCGACAAGCTCAGTACCGTTCTTATAAAGAACCATCTCCACCTGACGTGCAGTACCCGAGGCTTGCTGAATAGAGAAGGCTGCGTCAATAGAACCATTAATCGTCTCAGTGCCATCGTAGCGTACACGAGCGTTAGGGGACGACAACCCTGTAAAGCCGTTATTGACTGATACACTAAACGTAGGGTTCAGAACGGTGTCGGAGGTCGTAACGGAGTGAGCGTACGGGCTACTAGTGGAGAACGTAAGGTACCCACCGAAGATACGACTATTCTCCACCCAATCCCCACTACCAGCACCATCAGCTACGTAGATTTGACCTGCCAGAGCAGTAGAGACACCCTTAGGTTCGTGGAGGTAAGGGTCAGTCAGAGTGTTGTGGTTTACGTTAGCCATACGGAGAGTCCTTAAGCTGTATCATCTTACAGACGAGTCAGTCTGACGTTAGAAGCTATAGAGATATACAGTATATATCCTCGGGTAAGCACTTAAGCTTATTATACACTGTTTTGAGAATCTGTCAAGTACAATCGTAACAGACCGTCAAAGTAGTGTGGGGTGTCACATTTAAGCAACACCCCTAGGGTCAAGCTTACTCGACCTTGATGTACTCAACGATCAACACAGCCGAGCCAGCGGTGAACGCAGCCGTACCGTACAGAGCGCCAATGTAGACCGGGGCCGAACCCACGGTAACGACACCAGAGACCTGAGCACCGTCACACTGCACCACGTCACCGTCTGCGTCGATAGCAGTCAGAGCGATAGCAGCATCAATGCCGTCAGCATCCACAGCGGTACCAGCAGCGTTGTAAGTACCAATGGTCAACGTAGCCGAGCCACCCGAGGTAGCAGCGTCAGTGATAACCAGATCGGCATTCACGATGATAGCACCAGCCGGGATCATAGCTTCCAGCGGGTCGATGTTCGAGGAACCAAACGACGAACCAAGAGCAGCCAGCGACAGCTTCTTGGTGATGACCTGACGAGCACCACGAGCGGTGACGCCTTCGTCGTTAACAGCACCCTGAGCACCATCGGTCAGGACAAAGAGACCGTCAGCGTTAGTGTAAGACATGTTATATCCCTCCTAATTACACGTTGGTTTTCGTGATAACACGAACCATGTTCTCGGGACGGTACAGCTTAACACCGTAACGAGCAGTCGTAACATACTCATGACGCTGGAAGTCTTTGTTGTACTCGTAGTCCACTTCCGGCATCTGACGCCATGCACCGACAAAAGCCTGAGCAGCGGGAGCAGCCGAGAAGAACAGGTTAACCTTACCGTTGTTGGTACCGAAGTCAACGTTACCGGGCGAAGCAGCTTTGTTGGTCAGAGCCGAATCGGTTGCGGTAGCAAGGTAGTTCGAGGTATACACGTCGAAGCCGTACACGTTCTTCACGAAGCGCATACCAGTAGCGATGCCATCAGCGACAACGCCTTCCCAACGCGGGTTATCCGAGACCGACACAAGGTTGGTCAGGGTGTTGATCGTGTATTCGACCGACGGGTCAACGACAGCGATCAGGTTGGTGTCGGGAACGTTAGCCTTCTTGAGAGCGTAACGAGCACGAGCAAAGTCAGCAACTGCGATCACAGCGCCAGTACCCGAACCAGCCCAACGGTGGCCAACGCCATCAATTGCAGCTTCCGAGTTAGCCGACACACCAGCTTCAGGCGCAGCAAACGTGGTGGCTTCGAAGTGAGCCATGATGGCCCGCTCTTGTTCCGGCACGAAGCGCGACATCAGTTCAGCCGAGTAGAACGAATCTTGCTCTGCTTTCTTGGTGATGTAGGTAGCCGACGACAGGTACTTGTCAACGGTGAAGGTGAACTCACCAGTGTCCATCGGACGGTAAACAACGGCAGTATCTTCTGCGTAGTTGTCGACCTGAGCTTGGCCAATCGACGGGATCGTGAACTGGTCACCGTCAGGGAAACCTTCAAGCATACGCACGTAGCGTTGTGCCATCATTTCGTCGCGCAGAATTTCCTTAAGCTCCGAAGACCATACTTCCGAGCGAGTAAGGAGACTCATGTTGGCAGTAGTCATAGCCATTTTAGTCTTCTCCTAGTTTATGGTTTCCACTTATTCCCAAGACGAGCAGCATCATCCATCATCTGTCGTTGAACCTTGGGAGTATAGTAGAGGGATTTACTTTCCCGACGAAGCTTCTGGTAGTAATCGAAGTTCCGCTCCGTCGAAGCTTGCATGTTGACCCCTTCCGTGCGAACCGTCCCCGACACAATAGGTTGGAAGGATTTCTTCGGTTCACCAATCAGGTTAAAGAAGGCGTTAGGGGACTCAGACGCTAGTTCCTGTAGACGCTGAACAGTCAAGCCAAGTTCTTGGGCTTTCTTCTGGACAACGGCAGGGGCCTCAGTGCCGTAGGTCTTCTCAAGTTCCTGATCGACAAGAGCGAGGTTCTGCTTTACAGTATTATCTCGGTCTCGTGCAGTCAGAGTTTTCTCAACAAGGCTCTTTAGGATATCCTCACTCACTTGCGGCGGGGTATTGCCATCAGTATTAGTGCCACCGTTATTATTGTTGTTAGCCGCTGCAGGTTTCACGTTGGTGGGCGACATGGCCTTGGTCTGCAGTTCTTCGAGTAGAGTCTTGGCGTAGTCCTGTTTCTGGAGGTCTTCACGCATCTGCGTAAGTTGATCCTCTAGATTTTTAATGTAGCCATCAGCTTCAAGTTTGCCTTTGGCTAGCACTTCAGGGTCTTTCCAGTTCTCTCCCTTAGTGGCGACGAGCTTTGCCAGATATGACTCCTGTTGTTCAGTTGTCGTCTGTGATGCTTGGCTCTCTTGACTCTGCCCAGATGGTTGCTGAGCTTGGTCGAACACGTTTGTCAAATTGTTAGTCCTTGTGGTTAAGGTCGATTAAGTTGAGTAGATCGTCGAGAACAGCGTTATATTCATTCACGGCGATCTGTTTGTATTCCCAACCGGGGGAATAATCCCGAACAGCTTCCTTACGGACATAGTGCTGCTCTAGAATTTCACGTAGGTCGTCGAAGGCATTACGGTACGACAACACTTCTTGTTTGCGTTGGTTCCGATCAGAGTCCTTGACGCCTCTAAGCCATACAGCCTGCATTAAGCACCTAGTTCTTGAGCAAGCATAAGTTGCTCTTGGTTCTGCATTTCAGCTTCCTGAACGGCCTGTTGAGTCTCAAGCTGTTCCATAACGCTAATGTTCTCGCCGTAGAGTTTAGGCTCACCAAGTTCTTCCGACATGATACGAGCAAACTCTTTACCCGAGAGGTGAACGGAGACACTTGGGTCGGCAAGCTTAAGCTGGTAAAGCTGCGTAAGGTTCTGTACCCGACGAGCACGTTCAGCAAAGTGACGAGCACCGATAGCACTGATCTTACCGCTACCAATGATGTCGGTCTTGGTGATGTTACGGAAGAACGTATTCCCCGTGGTAGGATCAACCATCGACAAAGATTCAGTAGACGACAGATTACGACGACCACATTCCAACATAGCGTTCAGGATAGGCTCAAGGAACGTACGCTCAAAGTGGGCAGTCTTATGTTCAAAGATACGCGAGGCTGAGTTCTGCAGGCTCTGGACTTCAAAAGCAGTCTTCTCACCGGGCGTACGGATACCCATAGCCTGACGAGGAGCACCAGCCATCTCCTCCATCTTGTTCTCAAGGAGTTGGATTTGGAGGTCAGCTTGAAGGGCAGTACCATCAGGCTGCAGGTAGCCTACGTCGCCTTCTTCACCAAGGTAAATACGAGCACCCGGTGCAAAGTCAAAGTCCTCTACGTCCCCACGAATCTTCATCACAGGGTAGGCAATCTGGTCGAATACGTCAGCCTTAAGGTTCTCAAGGTGGTCGATACGATACTGCATACCGACGAGGTTATCCAACGGACCCATAGCGTACAGGTTATCAGGACGAGGACGCCAGCCAGCCATAAAGATAGGCGCATGGCCCAGCCACGAGGGGTTCTCTTCATTGTCCAGAACGTAAGCACGGTCGACAACAGTGATAATACGATCCGAGTGGAGTTTGTTGTCGTTATAGTCGAAGATGTCCCCGTAGAACGTAAGAATCTCAACGTAGTCCGACTCATAGTACTGTTGGATCGACGTAAAGCCATCAGCAATAAAACCGTCAGCTTTGTTATACGCAGAGTCAGCCGAACGGATAGAGGCCCGTGCGTACATCATCTTGTCGATAATACCCTGCCAATGAGCCTTAGACGGGTCTTTGTCGATCATCCGTTTGATCTCACCGAGGGTAAGAATGTTCTTGATGATCTTAGGCGTCTTGTAGAAGTCAGATGCAGTAGGGTTAAATACGATGTCGTAAGGAGAAATACGGACCAGACGAGGGCCTTCGTAAGAAACGGCGACAGAACCATCCTGCTTAATGTTGGAGGTGTTCTCGTAGACCACAGTAGCAAAGCAGTTGCCGTACTGAATCCAATCGTAAAGGAGATTAGAAGCGGTGTTCACAAAGTCAGACTGACGGACCTTATTGTCCATGTACGCCTGAATGGACTCAATCTTGTCCTTCTTGTTGCTCTTGCTGTCAGAAGGTTCGAAACGCATCCACTTCTGCTGAGGGAACAGAGTAGCAAAGTAGTTCGCATGGAGGTTGTCCATGATCTGCGTCAGCTTAGGGGTCGTCGTAGAGTTCGACCACGGAAGGGCAGCATTCTTCGTCGTACGAGTGTCCGTAGCGTAGAGGTAGTTACGGAGTTCTTTCTTTTCGACAAGCCACTTGTCACGCAGAGTATTCCACTCGACCCAACGATTAGCGATCTCGACAGCGAGAGTATCGGGGTTAAGCAGGTGCTCAAGTTCGATGGTAGTTCCGGCCATTATGCACTGCCTCTAAATCGTGAGTTAGCCCAGACGATATTGTTACTCTTGCTGCGCTGAACGTTCTTCATAGGTTTCACAGCCATGTCGACAGCAGAAGCTAGGGCGTCCTTAACGTCGTCGTGGGCTGGGTTACGGCTAGACAGTTCTTCCTCAAGGATTTGAGTATTACCGCCTCTGTAGTGCCAGATCGAAAGGTTGTCGTAACGAGGCTCAAGGACGGCTGCGATACGCTCTTCCTTACTGCCTTTATTCGGTCGGTACTCTTCGATGGAGATCGACAAACCATGTTGCTTGATGAGTTCTTTAAGCTGCTTCACAATAGCTACCTGAGCCACCGTGACTTCTGCCCTCATCTTCCTGAACGACCACTTATTACTAAGCTGTAGAATATGGTCGAAGTAGTCACTGATGCGATCCGTACGGAAGCGATCAATCTCTAAGACGTAGACGTTATTCTCACCATCGACACCGACGACAACCATAGCAGTGTAGTCAGCTTTCTTGCTAAGGCTAAACGCAAAGTCTACTGCACAGTAAACGTTCAGGCGGTGCGTCTTGTAGAACCAGTAACCATTATCAAGGTGGAGATGCTTACGGTCGTAGTACTGGAACTTGTCTGAGCCTACGGGTATGTTATCTGGGTCCGTAGGGTCGTTGTAGTACTGCGCCCTGAACTGTCCTTTGTCGAGGTACTGCCCACGCTTCTTAGCTAGAATCTGTTGGTCGAAACCAAACCACTTACCGTCTTTACGTTGCTGACGAGGCCACAGGAACTCACCCGTACCGTCGCCCCTATCTTCTACTGCACGTTCAAAGATTTCGTAGATGTTCTCTTCGCCAATCTTACCACCATCTTTGTCGTACTGATCCTCAATCATCTGCATCAAGTCGTTATACAGATCAATCGGATGGTAGCGAGTGCCTACAACCCACTCACGAGCCTCAGCACCTTCGATGGACGACAACAAAGAATACTGGCTTCTTACTTTGTCACGGCCTTCGTTAGTGTACGCATTTTCATAGACAACAACGTCATCAAGTACTGCAATGTCGCAGTGCATACCAGTAAGGGAAGTAGTGAGGCCACCAGTGAAGATGCTAGGGTCACGTACGTTTTCTTTCTTACGCTGAGGATGGTCTAACGCAATCTCCGAGGTGGTCCAACGAGTACGCTTACCTTCTTCAGGATGGACGTGCTCAGGCCAGTAACGACGATATACCTCAGAGGTAAAGATACCTTTCATAAAGCCTAGCTGCTTCTCCGCAAGGTTAGCCGTAGCAGAGATGTAGAGTACACGCAGCGTAGGATTCTTCGTAAGTTCCCACACAACCCGGTAAGCTACCATACGAGACTTCTGATGGTCACGAGGGAACAGAACGAGTTGGTGAGTCTTGCTGTCTTGACGTGTCCACCAGCCGAGCAACTCAGAGTGACATTGACCAAGGACTTGCTCAGGAGCGACAAGCTTGATGAAGGTCTCTAAGTCAGCCTCGGCAGCTAGACGGATTGTGTCGTTGACTGATAAAGAACTCATGTGACAATAATACCACAGTTGATTTGGTTTGTCAAGGGGTACGTTTTGCCCTTACAGCATTACGCTTTGAGCCAACCGTAAATCTTCTCGGTCTCTGCTTTGCGGTGATCCAAGCCAATGTATCCACCATTCACTCGCTTCGTGATTTGCTTGATGATGTCGTCACTTACGCCTTTATCTGCGATAGCGAACAAACCATTCTTCTCGAAGAACCACAGGGCAGTTTCCATTGCGTAGTCAGTCTCAACCAGCGAAGGGTTCTCCATAACTTCAGGCAAACGCATATCAGAGGCAAATGAGCGGTAGTTGTCCTTGCCTGTCAACTGCAAGAAACCACGGCCAATCCAGATGTGGCCCTCGCCTTCTCCGTTGCCCATGCGACCAGAGTAAACCTTGTCAGCCAGAGCCTTGGGGTTACGGGCGTAGGGTGCAGCCTCAGCCACACTCTTGAACCGAGAGGGCCAGACCTTGCACATAGTCTCAGCGGAATAATTGAGATTTTCACGGGTGATTTTTAGGCCCCCGCTCTCATGGCTTGCTTGCCCGAGCAGGTGAGCACCACGTTCAGCAGAGAGCTTAAAATGCTTAGCAATAGCTCGTGCCGTGTTAGGCCCAAAGGAGCCATCAGCGACGACACCACACTTCTGTTGCAGCTTCTTCATAGCATCAGACATTACGTTTACAGGCTCTCTATTTGTCGTTACATTCTTGTGCAGGCGGCTCATCGTCTCCACCCTTGTTGCGGTTGTTCCCAGCGGCTAGAACGCCACCCAGCGCACCCACTAGGAACGACGTAATAGGGGTCAGAATTGAGAACAGTGCTCTGTCGTTTTCACTCGACTCTCCCAAAGGCTGAGTTACGAACACCAAAGAGTAGAGGATGATAAAGATACTGATGCCAAGGATTAGGGTCAGGGATACCCCTACGAAGTAACGTAGCTTGGCCTCTAGGTATTCAGGGTCAGTCTTTTTCATTCTGATGTTCCTGTTAGGTCAGTGGCGCACATTCGAGTACGAAGGCAAATAGGAGGTTGGCATTCAGGGGTGTCGAAATGGGAGGGCGACTGACATTCATAACGGTAGAAGCCATCACCGCTAAAGTAAAAAAGTACACCAATGGCAATGACAGACGCAGGCCATATCCAATGCTCTAGTACCATCTTACCACCTCTCCAGATAACGACCCCAGAAGTACAGACCAAAGCCAGCAATAACGCTTGTTGCTAAGATAATACCTGTCCAGAGTGCAGCCTCTAGGATACCTTCGATTAACTCTTTACGACGATAGACCTGCTCACGCTGTTGCTCTCGCACCCGGCGCTCAATAGCCTGAAACTCCAGCCAAGCATCGTTGCCGTAAGTGTAACTAATAAGCTGACGCAACTCTTTGCGTTGCTGTTCGCACTGCTTCTGAGCAGCAAAGATGTCGATGGCGCTCTTCTGAGTGTCCTTACCGAACAACGTCTTAAACACACCCGGTGGTTCATTAGCTTTCTCAGCAGCGTAAGCAATATCAGAGACAGCTTTACCCCACTCCGAGAGTTGAGATGCCATGTCTTGGATTTCACGACCAGCAGCAATGCCCTGCTTAAGCATTGAGAAGGCTTTGCTTCCAACGCTGATTGCCATGCCAATGCTAACTGGATCAAACATTTACAAGCTCCAGAGCATCTCAGGTGTCATGCTGCGTCAGCCTCTTGGATCACAAGGGTGCCAGCTTCGACCTGACGCATGATCTCGTCGTAGTGACGGTTGCCTGGTGCCAAGGGGACGGACCACTCGGTGCCGTCGATGGTGGCAGAGATGGAGGCGTTAGCGCCCGAGAGGCTGTCCTTGACGTATTTAGCCGAGGTGATGTTCATGGTGTTCATGGTCATAGCTCCGAATCTGCTGTGTAGTTTGTGACCATTGAGTTGAGACCAGCGCCACCCGGCCATTCGATAGTAAAGCCGTAAGGAGTTGCAGCGGACCACACATATCCGCCAGATGCTGATGTCGTCACAGACACACTTGGCGCTGCCCGCATTGCTACGGGAAGCTGAATGACAGCCATAGGCAAGGTCCCGACTGTGTTAGACGCCTGATAAACACCAGCGCCACGGTAGGTAATAGCCCCAGAATTTATGTAATACCGCTGACACCGAGCCAACTCCGGCCCCAGTTCAGGCTGGCGATAGAGGTCCACGGCAGAGGTCGTGTGGGTGCCTTGCTTGATGTGGATGCCCCACAGGTCAACGCCGATGGTTTGCAGGCCGAGGGAGTTGGTGCGGGCGTTGTAGTCGCTGCCTGCGGAGGTCCAGAAGTTGATGTTGCTGTAGTCGTTCCCGTTGGTTCCGAGGGTCTTTCCCGTAATGGAAGGCACAGAGAAAGTCACAGCAAAGGGTGCCCATGAGCCAGTAAGCGTAACGGTCTGACCCGTTCCTGTCACATCTGCGGAAGGAGAGCCGCCCGTACCAAAAGTCTGGGCCATTTCCACGGCCATGTTGCCCGAGCCAGAAGACCGCTTTGCCCAGCCAAGGACAGTGATAGTTTGGCCTGCGTATGTCCGGACACCTTCAAAGCGTTGTTGGATTAGCGCAAGATTAGAGGTCAGTGTTTGACCGCTTACGGTCTGACGCGCAAAATAAGTTGGGTTGTTGTTCCCCAGCGTATCGCCGACAGAAAATGCTTGCCGAGACATGGTGACAGTGCCGCCCGATACACCATTAAGCCACCGATCAGCCCCATACGCGGAAGCAGTAAAACTCGTCCCCCGCTGCCAGAAGTCGAAGGCCCCGTTGATGATGCGGTTTTCAGGGTCCAGAACGCCGGGGCGCAAAGGGATGCCGTTCACGGTCGCCGTGGTGCCGCCAGATGCGTCAAGGATGGCGTTGGTGCGAAGTGTAGACATTAGTTGGCCTCCAATGCGGTCAGGCGGGTCTTGAGGTTGGCAATCTCAGCCAATGCCTCTTGCAGTGCGGCGGTCAGGAGCGGCACCAGTTTGC